AGTTTCTGTATCTTCTTAGATACCATTTTTCTTCTCTTGCTTACAGTTGAGGGTAACACGATTGTGCTACCCTTTACATACAAGTGTGGTATTACTTACCTTGATTTCTGAACATTGCTGTATATTCAGCCTCATCTTTAGGTGTAGCACTTTGAAGTACTCTTGGACTATAGACGATTTGCTTACAAGCAATTTGTTCATCACCTTGTCTAACTTTAACATCTTTCAAATTACTAATAGTAGTTTGGTCAAAGTTAGTATTTATGGCAAATTCGTGAATACCATTTAAGGATGAGATAATTGCCTCACGTTGTTCAGCATTAGTTTCACCATCCTTTACTTGATTATCTACCATTTGCATAACAGTCTTGATATTTAGAACTTGGATATCATTCCAAATTCTATTCAAGTGTTTTTCAGTAACTTTCATTACATACTGTTTGTATGGAAGACCAGTTACTGGACTACGATTCTTTGATAGATAATGTTCGAATTTACAATATAGTTTCTGTTTCATTTGAGTATTCTCCTTATTTGAACAGATTATAGGTTAGTGAGAAGAGTTAAGAACATTATGTATTTATATCATTCTTATGATATATTCTTTCTTTCTTTCTTTTCTTCTCGTCCAAAGACGTGGGGGCAGGGCAGCAGTAGCGTAAGTTATTACACAGTTGGACCATAGGGTTGCAAATTAACGAGGTACGAAGTTAATTTCAACACTACGGATACCAACTAGGGTAAAAACGCAACGGTACGGTGCAATGTGTATTACGTACTCAGAATCTAGAGCAAAAATTAGGAATTGCTTCCCAAATGTTTTTCAACCAAAATCTAAAAGAGGTGGTATGCCCTATATAGGTTATTTTAATACACTTAAGAGAAAAAATTTTTTTGTTGTTTATTAAAAAAAAGGATTATAAATTATTATTAATATAAGTTAAAAACGTAGGTAACGATTTTTTAGTAGAATAATGACAGAATTTAATTTTAATAAGTACTTAAACAAAGACTTTTCATTAAATAGCGGCAAACTCTGGGCAGATGTTAGTGAAATCCAAGGTTTTTACATGGATAAAAGGCGTAGAGAGCTTTATGAAGCTGTAACTAACTGGTATAACGCAACGTATAAAGGAAAAATGCATGGCAAAGAGTCCAGCATGGCAAAGAAAAGAAGGTAAAAACCCAGATGGCGGGTTAAACCGCAAAGGTATAGCTAGTTATAGAGCTGCAAACCCTGGTTCTAAGCTAAAAATGGCAGTTACAGAGAAAAATCCCAAAGGAAAGAGTGCAAGTAGGCGTAAATCTTTCTGTGCACGTATGTGTGGCATGAAAAAAAGACTTACTAGTGCTAAAACAGCTAATGACCCCAACTCAAGAATTAATAAAGCTCTAAGAAAATGGAGATGTAGATGCAAGTAGAGAATTTTACACCAGCTCCTAATCATTGTGTAGAGTGTAATGCACCATTAAAAATGGAAGAGATGTATATTTGTGAAGATTGTTTTGATTATACAATAGATAGAACTGTAAAACCACAAAGAGAAGCTGGAAGTTTAGAAGAAACAGATGCTGCATACGAGGCAGCTTATTATGAATCTACAAAGGAGAAAGATTAATGCCTAAGTTTGGAGCAAGGTCTAGAAAGAATTTATATACTGCACACCCTGATTTAATCAGATTGTTTGAGGAAGTGGTAAAAAGCTTTGATTGTACTGTCATTGAGGGGCATAGGAGTAAAGAGAGACAAAATAAGTTATTTGATGAAGGTAAAAGTAAATTAAAGTACCCAAAAGGTAAACATAATGCAATACCTAGTAATGCAGTAGATGTAGCACCTTATCCTATTGATTGGAATGATAGAGATAGATTTCACTACTTTGCTGGTTATGTAATAGGTATAGCTAGTAGTATGGGTATAAAGATACGTTGGGGTGGAGATTGGGATATGGATACTCAGACTAAAGACAACAATTTTGACGATTTACCTCATTTTGAATTAAAAAAGTGAATGTACGAAATAACTATAAACCACAAGACTGGGTCAAAGACCTATCCTGTATATACCAAAGAAGAAGCTAAACAACAAAAAATAGATTACGTGCCTTGGAAAGAAGCAAACCAAGGTGATTATGCAATATCAGATGATGGGTATGTATCTGAATGCTATGGTAAAAAGGAATATGCTAAAGCAGCATACCTTCGTTTTCCTTATGGAACTGTATGGTCTAGTAATAAAGAGTTTGTAGTTAAAGGTAGATTAAATATACACCAATCAAATGGTAAGTCATATATGGAAAATGCTGTAAAACAAACAAAAATGAAGAATATTATTAAGATGGTAGCACGTAAAGTACCTTTAACAAAAGCAATAGAAGAAGTTATACAGCCTAAGACTATATCAGAGAATGATAAATGGAGAAGAATGACAAGAACAAAGGAGTTCAAAGTGGCGGTGAACAAAGAAAAAGTAGAGATGCTAGCTAAATATGGTATTACAGATGAAACCCTTGCAGAGAAATGGGAGCAGTTAGAAAAGGATGCTGTAGAGTTAGGCACTAATAATAAGGTAGAAAGCATTAAGATAAGACGTGGAATACTACAAGACCTATCACAATATAAAGGTTGGGCTAGAGATGATAAAGTAAAACTAAAGCAAGAGCAAGTAGAAGGTGTATTTGACAGTAGAATGCTTGGGGAAATACTAAAGATAAAAGGAACATCTCAAGAAGCTGAAGGTAGTTTGAGTGAAGAATCTTGATGGAGAGAGTAAATATAAGCTAATTCAACAAGGATTAGAACTTGCTCGTAATATGGGTAAGTTTGGTAAAATATGCTTTCCTAAAGCACTTACACGTGCTGTTCCTGATTTTCATCAAGAAATATATAAAACATTACTAAACGAAGAATATAAACGTGTTATGGTAGCAGCACCTAGAGGTACAGCTAAATCTACTGTAGCTAGTCTTATATTACCATTATATAAAATTACATTTAAACAACCAGATGAAGACCTGTTTATTGTTATAGTATCAGAATCACAAGCACAAAGTATAAACTTCTTATCTCGTATAAAATATCATTTAGACCATAGTGAGGTGTATAAACAACTATATGGAGATAAGGGTAGTAATACAGCAACTAGATGGACAGGAACAGATGTGGTTCTTAATAATGGTGCAAGAATAGTAGCTGTAGGTACAGGACAAAGGGTTAGAGGTTTTATACAAGGAGATACAAGACCTAACTTAATTATAGTGGATGACTTTGAATCAGAGTTAAATGCATCTACACCAGAAGCAAGAAGTAAAAATAGGAAGTGGATGACAGAAGCTGTGATACCTTCTTTATCAGATGATGGTAGAGTGGTAATGATAGGCACTGTTATTAGTGAAGATTGTTTCTTATGCTGGGCAAAAGAGTCGGATGCTTGGAAAACATTGTGGTATTCTATATGGGATGAGGATGAAGAACCTATATGGAAAGCTAGATTCCCAAAAGATAGGATATTACAGATTAAAAAAGAATTTGAAAGTGTAGGTAACCTTAATGGTTTCTACCAAGAGTATATGAATATAGCTCAATCACCTGATGATGCACCATTCAAACCACACTATATACAGTTACATCACTATGATTATGCACGCAGAGAGGGACAAAATCTTTTAGTTAAAAAAACAGGGAGTGGTGAAGATGTTAAACCAGTTGAAATCTATTGTGGAATTGACCCCGCTAGTAGTCTTAGTCGTAGGGCAGACTATTTTGTTATTGCTGTCATTGCTATTGACAGCGATAATAACAGGTACATTGTTGATATATTACGGGACAGAGTATCTCCTGCAGAGCAACCTAGCAAAATTATCGAAATTTATAAGAAGTACAAACCAAAAAGAATGAAGATTGAGACAGTTGCATATCAAGAAGCATTAAGAGATAGTACTAAATCATTAATGATAAAAGAAAATTTGTATATACCTGGATTAGAAAAGGGTGTAAAGCCAAGAACACGTAAATCAGAAAGATTAATTAGTTTAGTTCCTATGCTAGCAAAGAAACAATTTTACTTTAGACCATCTGATATATCTGCACAGCAAGAGTTCCTATCTTATCCAAGGGGAAAGAATGATGATATACTAGATGCTATATGGATTGCACTAGATAAAGCGGTACCTTGTAGAGTAAAAACTGTTGGTGCAAAAGAAAATAGAACAGTCAGAAAGAAAGTTCTTGACTGGATGACTATGTAATTGTAAATTACCTCGGAAATATATCATGGCATATAGTAAAAAACCCAAAGATTCAAAGAAAAAAGCCCAAGAAACACACGACTTATTTAAGTTGTATTCTGATAAAAGAGAAGTGTGGGCAGAACATGCACAAGAAGATAAAGAATTTCGTCTAGGAAAACAATGGACAAAGGAGCAAAGAATACGTTTAGAAGAACGTGGTCAAGCTCCAGTAGTAGTAAATAGAATTCATCCTGCTGTAGAAGCAGCAAAAGCTATGCTTACATCTGAAAAACCTGCGTTTAGAGTATCACCAAGAGAAGATAGTGATAATAAAGTAGCACAGGCAATGAATGGTGTATTAGAGTATATGTGGCATATATCTAACGGGGACGATTGTCTTCGAACCGCTGTTGATGATTATTATACTACTGGTATGGGCTGTTTGCTACTATATCAAGACCCAATGTCTGATATGGGCAAAGGCGATGTAAAGGTAAAAGATATCGACCCGTTAGACGTATATATTGACCCTAACTGTAGAGATAGGTTTTGTGATGATGCAGAGAATATTATTATATCACGTTTATATACAAAAGAACAGGCTAAAGCATTATATCCTATGTATAAGACAGCAATTAAAAATGCTAGTACAGAAAATTTTAGAACAGATAGACCTACAACATCAAGACAAGACGATGGTGAGTTATCTTTTCCAGAGGATGACAGAACTCAAACATACGTAGGTTGGGGTGGTAAAAGTGATGACTATGTTAGAGGTTATGAGAGATACTATAAAGAAGTAGTAGACCATTTTAGAGTCTTTCAAAACTTTGATTCCAAAGAAGATTTATTAGATGAAGAACAATATGAACTATATTTGCAAAGAAAAGCGTTTGTTATTAATGGTCAAGTAATAGGAGACCCAGCTATAGCAATGCAATTAATGGAAAGCATACAGCAAGAACATGCACAAGCTATAGAACAAGCACAAATTCAAGGTGTTCCAGAAGAGGAACAACCTAGGTTACCAAGTATTCAAGAAGTTACTTTTAATGATTTATTACAACAAGGGCTTATAGATGTTGTAATAGTACCAACTGTTCGGGTCCATATGTGCGTTGTTATGGGAGACAAACTCATTTATGAGCGTGTCCTTCCTATATCTGAATATCCTCTAGTTTTTCTAATGAACGTACATACCCGAACACCATTTCCAACATCAGATGTAAGAATGGTTAAAGGATTGCAAGAATACATTAATAAAACTAGGTCATTAATTATAGCACATGCAACTACTAGTACAAACCAAAAGATTTTAATACCATCAGGCTCTGTTGATATGAGAGAGTTTGAAACTAAATGGTCACAACCAGGTGTAGCAATAGAGGTAGATTTTGACCAAGGACCACCTCAACAAGTAGCACCAACACCATTACCTAATGAATTATATGCTAATGAAAAAGAAGCTAAGAATGATATAGACCATCAATTAGGATTGTATGAAATGATGATGGGTAATGCACAAGCAGCACCACAAACATACAAAGCTACTATATCTTTAGATGAGTTTGGTCAACGTAAAATGAAATCTAAGCAAGCTGATTTAGAAGTTGCATTAAAACGTATTGGTCAATTAGCAATACCAATGATACAACAATTGTATACAAATGAAAAGGTTATACGTTTGTTGCAACCTAATAACTCTATGAATGAGTTTACTATTAATCAAAAAATATATGATGATAAACAACAAGAAATTGGCATACTAAATGATATTACAGTAGGTAAATATGATGTAATAGTTGTTACAGGTTCTACATTACCAACAAACAGATATGCACAATTGGAAATGTATATGGATGCTTATTCTAAAGGTATTATTGACAAAAGAGAAGTATTAAAGAAAACAGAAGTATTTGATATGCAGGGTGTATTAGAAAGAACAGATACTGTAGGTAATCTATCAAAACAATTAGAACAAGCACAAGCAACTATTAAATCACTACAAGGTGATATACAAACAAGAGAAAGAGAAGTTTATCATGCACGTCAACGTGCTGAATTAGAAAAATTTAAGGCTCAACTAGACTCTACTTCAAACAAAGCAAGAGCTGCTGAAACAGTCTTTGAGAAACGCCTTAATGACGCAACGGGTCAAATTAGCAGAGAGGTAAGAGAATTATCTAAGGAAACTGCTAAACCAATTAAACAACCTTTACCCTCTATGACCCAAGAGGCAAGGAATAAGGAGACCATCTAAAATGGCAGATATTGAAACAACATCGCAAGACCCTATGACTCAGGCAACCCCTGAAACTCAAATGACAGGAGATGCTGAAGTTGGTATATCAGATATCATTATGGGAGTTGAAGAATCAAGTTCGTTAGGTGAATTTGAATCTTCATTAGAGCCTAGTCAAACAGACTCACCCGAAAATGTTGTGGAGCCTCAACAGGCAGAAACTCAACAACCTGCACCAGCAGAATTAACTAATGATGAAGTTAGATATAACTACTGGCAAAGTGAAGCTGATAAAAGGAAAAATGAATTAGATAATGCAATGAAAACTAATGATATTTTAACTAAACAGTTAAATACTTTAATGAGCAATAGTGCTGCACAAAATAATCAGCAAGCACAACCTCAAGAACAAAAAGTAGAAGAGTTTCCACCTCCACCTGAGAAACCGCAACGACCTTCATATTTTAACAGAGAGGAAGCATATAGCGACCCTCAAAGTGAAAGTGCAAGATATTTAGACCAGGTAGAGACATGGCGTGACGATATGGATGAATACAATCGTTTAGAACGAGAGTATAATACTGCATTAGTTCAGACCGAAAGAGAAGAAATGCAAGCACAAAGACGTAGAGAAGATGCTGCAAGGCAACAAGCTCGTCAAGAGCAAGAGCAAAGAAGTAAGATGAAATCTTACATTCAAACAAGATACAATGTAGATGATGCTACGTTTGCTAATTTTGAACGCAAAATGTCAGACCCAAAGTCTATAAATCCTGACAATTTATGGAGGTTATATCAAATGGATGAAGGAATAGCCCCAGCACCTGCTGCTAATCCAGGACCTAGTCCTGCGTTTAAGCAAACCAGGAATGCTCAATCTATCCCAAGTTCAATGGGCGTTCTGCCTTCTCAGAATGTAACTACAGATTCTAGGAGTGCAGAAGATAAATTAATGGATGCAATAATAAGTGAGAATGATAAATATAATGTTCTCTAAGTTATTGCGGTAAAATAAGGGATTATTACACATGGCAGACCAATATAGTATTTCGCCAGGTGGTACAATGCAATCTAGCTCTATTGACCATTCAAGAAGAATGTTCAACTTTGGAGAGAGAATTGCAGAACTAGCACCACAACAATCTCCGTTTTTTACATATTTGTCCAAGGTAGCCAAAAAGCCAACTGATGACCCAGTTTTTAAATTCTTAGAACAGCGTCATCAATATCAAAGACGTAACGGAAACATTGCACAAGCTGCAACTACTGCTGCTTATGGTAGTGGTACATATGCGGATACTGCAAGCGTACGTTTAGATGTGCCTTATGATAAATATGGAAGAACGGTAACAACAGCTGTTAGACCAGAATTTTTGCTAGATAGACAAGTAATTGCTATTACAGCAGAATATGATGATAACGGTACTGACGCAGGTGCAGGTAGTGAAACTGCTGCAGTTGCATATTTTATAGTAGATGGCACACCTAACGTATCTAATAGTGCATACACTGTTGTAAACTTAGAGTTTAAAGCAGTTTATTACGCACCAGATGGTACTAATGCAGGTGCTATCTCACCATCAGATGGTTCTAAGATTATTCTTAGAGATAATGCAAACTGGCAGATTGTCGGTTCAGCATTTGCTGAGGGTAGCGATGACCCAGAAGGTTGGAAAGATGAGTTCTTTGACAGAGAAGGATATGCACAGATTTTTAAAACTGCAGTTCCTTTATTCTCTGGAACAGCTTTAGCTACACGTTATAGAGGTACTGGAAGTGAGTACAAGCGTGTATATGCTGAAAAGCTAATGGAACATAAAATGGACATGGAACACGCTATGTTATTTGGTATTGGCTCTGACGATTCTACATCATCAGGACCAATTAGAAGAACATGGGGTATTCTTCCTTTCACAGAAGCTTATGGTAGTGTAAAAACTTTTACATATGCTTCATCTGCATACGATGACTTTATCGATGCATTGGAAGATGTGTTTTCTCCTGAGTCAGGTAACAGTGGAACTAAGTTAGTTCTTGCTTCAAGAAAAGTTATGTCCTGGATGAATAAGCTAGGTGCTAACTCTTTCATGGGTAACAACGCAGCATTAGGACACACAGTTACAACTAGTGGTGGAAGCAATGGTTTCACAGCTGACATACAGAATCTTAAAGGTTCTTTTGGTCATAACATTACAGCTATTAATACTATTTATGGTAATTTAGCTTTTGTTATGGAGCCATTATTTAGAGGACCTTGGGAAAATTATGCAGTCATGATTGACCTTAAGAACGTTGCTTATAGACCATTAGCTGGTAATGGAATATCAAGAGATACTCATGTTATTACTAATGTTCAGAATAACAATGTTGATGGTAGAAAAGATATGATTATAACCGAAGCAGGTTTAGAAGTCAATCTACCAGAAACTCACACTATTCTTAAGTTCGCTTAAGATTATTAACCTAGTATATGGGGTAGTTAATTCTACCCCTTATGCTAATAATTAGGAAAGATAAAATGGCAGAAACAATTATAAATCAGTTTACAGAGAAAGAAAGGCTTGGTAAACAAGCATTAGATGTAATTACTGTAACACTAACAACTGATGCAGAAACTATTGGTGATAATAAAGTTTTTGCTAAAGCTATAGAAATACCTTATGCAACTTCTATGAATGGTGGTTCAGGATTAATTAAATCAATTACAATACTTGACCAAACTACAACTGGACCTGCAATGGATATTGTGTTTAGTTCAGATAATACTGAGATTACTCAAGACGAAGGTAAAGCAGTAGGTGAAGATGTTGCAGACTTAGACTCAGCATTAGTAAATATGCTTGGTGTAGTTAAAATAGGTGCATCAGATTATACAGACTTAGCAGATTCAAGTTTAGGAAGTAAGACTAATATTGACTTAGGAATACAAAGTGAAAGTGATAGCAAAAGCATTTATGCATCAGCTATAAATAGAAGCGGTGGAAACTATGTAGCAAGTGCAACAACTGTATTAAGAATGAAAATCACTATACAAAAAGACTAATGTCAAAGATTGTTACTAGTGTAAATATTGGTGGTCCTTGGCAGTCAGGGACTGAAGAAGTAAATAACAATAGTAGACGTACATTAAATATAAAAGGAAGTAGTAATGAAAGCAGAAAAAGTAGTCAAAAAAGCCAAAAAAGAAGTAAAAAAAGAAGTTAAAAAACAAGCACCTAAAGTAACAAGAGGTGTATACACAAAGCAAGGTAGATGAGTTTTAGCAGTCAAATACAGCACTATACTGGAAGTGTAACTGGTTTTGACGACCAAATTACAACCTGGTTAAATGATGGAGTTAAATCTATTATAGCGAGAGCTGGTGTATTATCACCAGATTTATTATATAGATTTTCATCAACAAATTCATTAACTGGTAGCAGTGGCTTTGAGATTGGTAGTGGTAGAGTATTATATGTAGAGCGAGATGCAGTAGATAGTGGTACAGATTTACATGAGGCAAGGCTTATTCCTTTAAATCAAAAAAATCAATCAGCAGATACAAGTAGTATTTATTTTGCACCTACTACAGCACCTGTTTATTATGTAGATAATAATAAAGTATATGTATTACCAGCACCAACATCAGACCAACCAGCTTCTATTGTAGTAGTAGATTATGGTACTGTAAATAATTCTGCAGAAACTATAAGTAATTTTCCAGTAGAGTTTTATAAACATGTTGTTCTTTGGGCATCAATGAATGTATTGCATGCTAAATTAATTAAACTTACTGAAACAACATTAGCATCTTTAGAAACAGAAATAACTACAGAAGCTACAAGTGCTTTAACAAGAGCAAGAAAATTAATGGAAGATGATGCTAATCTTGCAAATGTAAATGCATCAGTAGATGATTTTATAAGTAATGAAGACCCTGAAATGGTAGAAACTTCATTAAATACTATTAATACTGAATTAAATAGAGCACAAAAACATATGGATAAATGGGCAATAAGAGAGAAAAAATTAATTACAGAATACCAATGGACATCACAACAATTAGTATATGTAAAACAAATGTATGAGCAATGCTGGGCTCCTTATCAAGGAGTTACAGTAGCAAATGATAGTTCTTTTGCAGGAGATAGAAAATGACAGGTAAAGAAATGGTAGAGCTAGTACAACAACATCATCCTGAATTAGGACCACAAGAAATTATTAAAATGTTAAATAGAGCATCAGATGATTATACAGCAAGAACAAGATTATTAGATAGTGCAACAAAATTTACAACTGTTGTTGACCAAAGATATTATGGGTTAGATGACAGTATATTAGAAATAAGAGCAGTAGATTATACTAACGATGATGGTGATTTAGAAGCAATACCAAGACTAATTGGTAGACCAACAATAAGGGATATTACATAATGTCAACTACTACAACTACAAGTGGCGGTAATCAATTTAGAACCTGGAAACAATCAAGGTGGGTTTATTGGATTGAAAGAGATGGTATAGGAATTGCAAAATTTAATCCTGTAGCAACTAAAGATAGTAGTTCTTATCAATCACCACAAGATGCAAGAGAAGTATATTTATACTATTATAAAAAAGCAGCACATTTTACTTTACCTAGTGTTAATGCTACAACATGGGAATCTGAAACCCATGAAATGCCATCACAGTTTCATCAACATTTAGTAGAAAAAGCTATTGCTATGGGTTATGAATTAAAACCTAATGGTTTAGGACAAGCACAATATTTTGAAGCAAAATACGAAGCTGGAGTTAGAAGAGGTCGTAAGTTTGCATATAGAGGAAGGACATCTACAATTAAAACAATTAGTCCTACAGATTACTAATGGCTATGTTGCAATGGAAAAGAGGAGGTTTTGGAGATACAAGCTTTGATTTGTTAGGATTACCTTTTAATTCTAATGTTATGACAGAGTATGCTGTAACATTTGATGAAACAATTATAGGTAATTATACAGCCATATCGCAACAAAGTGACCCTACTTTTACTAATGTAGCACAACAATCTGCACCAACCTTTACTGCAATATCACAACAAAATGACCCAAGTAAAACAGACCAATCACAACAAAGTGCTCCAACATTTACAGCTGTTACTTTTACAGCTCCAACTTATCAACCTACATATATATAGGAGATATTATGGCAGGCAGTTTATCATCACCAAATTTAATTAAGGATGTATATACAAGTTTAGTATTTAGAAAATCAGATAACAAATTTTATTATGATTCAGGTTCAGCTGATGTAGAGCTATTAGATTTAGATAAGTTAGATAACTTTA